TAGTCTATTCAGTAGCCGCAGCTACTACTAAAATTGAATCAGCCGCTGATTTTGAAAAAGATGGTTATGCAACTCAAAAGGCAATCATTTTATCTAAAGCAATGCGTAAAATTACCAACTTAATTGGGAAGGAAAAAATACTTTTAGTATTCACGAACCAGTTAAGACAAAAGATGGGCGCAATGCCATTCGCTGACCAATATACTACTTCCGGTGGTAAAGCCTTACAATTTCATGCATCAGTTAGATTAAGACTTAAACAAGTTGGAAAACTTAAAGAAAAAATCAACGGTGTAGAAGAAGTTGTAGGGTCTGAAGTAGAAGCTATTGTAGTTAAAAACAGAATGGGTCCACCAAACCGTAAAATTCGATACAATGTCTTTTACAGACAAGGTATAGACGATTATGGTGGATGGTTAAAATTGATGAAAAACTATAAAGTTTGTAAGCAATCAGGTCCTATTTGTAAATATGTTGATAAAGAAACAGGTGAAGAAATTACATTCTATGGTAAAGAATTACAACAACTTTGTGAAGAAAGACCAGAAATCAGAAAAAGAATGTATGAAGACACTTGTGAACAATATGTTATGAAATATCAACATGAAGAACCACAAGAATTAGATCCGGACATTGAAATCGATGAAAGCGGATTATAATGGAAGATATATTTAGTTTATTAGATAACGTTGAAAAGAGCGATTCTTTAAATGTTAATGATAGAGTACTGATTGTAGATGGATTAAATTTATATTTAAGAGTATTTGCAGTAAATGGTGCCTTGAATGACAATGGGGTCCCCGTAGGTGGTTTAACAGGTTTTTTAAGATCTTTAGCTTATGCTATTAGAGAGGTAAACCCAACCAGAGTAATTATAGTTTATGATGGTGCAGGTGGTTCTCAACGTAGAAGAAAGATTCACCCTGAATACAAATCTAACAGAAAACCAGGCAAACGAATTACAAGATGGGATGCATTTAAAAATGCTACTGAAGAAAAAGAATCAATGAAAATTCAATTTTCAAGATTAATTGAATATTTAGAGTTTCTTCCTATCAATGTTATTTCAATAGACAAAATAGAAGCAGATGATACTATTGCTTACATTGCACACACATTATTAGACAAAGAGGTCACTATAATGTCTGCAGATCAAGATTTTTTACAATTAGTAAACGATAGAATCACTGTATGGAGTCCAACTAAAAAGAAGTTTTATACCCCTCGAATGGTAGAAGCTGATTATGGGATACCGGCTCACAATTTTTTAATGTATAAAGTTTTAATGGGTGACAAATCTGACAACATCGAAGGTGTTAAAGGATTAGGCCCCAAAAAATTACCTAAAATAGTTCCAGATCTATTTACTCAAACTACCCTTGATCTTGATTTCATTCTGGAACATGCAGGTAAAGGAGAAGAACCTATGCATAAAAGAATTAGTGAGTCGGCAAACCAACTCCAACTAAATGAAGAATTAATGGATTTAAAAAATCCACCTATATCAGGAGAGCTAAAATTAAGAATAACAAGGCTAATAGAAGCCCCAATAAATTTGCTTTCCCGAAATGATTTTATTATAATGTACAATGATGATCAATTAGGAAATGCAATTGCATCCCCCGATTTATGGTTAAAAGAACATTTTATTAAGTTAAATACATTCGCAAAACAAACACATGAGTAAATTAACTCAATACGGACATTCATTCCAAACTAAAGCTATTGGAATCTTAATAACTGACAGAGACTTTCTACAACAAATTGCAGATATAGTTTCTCCAGATTATTTTGATAATGATGCAGGTAAATGGATTATCCGCAAAACACTCAGCTATTACAACGAATATAAAACAGTTCCCACAATGGAGGTGTTTAAAGTAGAACTTGAAAATTTAAATAAAGAACTACAAAATGTGGCTGTAAAAGATTTACTCAAACAAGCATACAAAGCATCCAAAGCAACCGATTTAGGTTTTGTTAAAGACACATTTTTAGATTTTTGTAAAAATCAAACGCTAAAAGGTGCACTAATGAAATCAGTTGATCTCTTAGAATTAGGAGATTATGATGATATTAGAAATTTAATTGATGGAGCTTTGAAAGCAGGAACTGAAAGAGATATAGGCCACGAATATATTACAGAATTAGAAGACAGATTTAGAGAAGAAGCTAGAAATACTATAGCTACACCTTGGCCACTTATTAATAATCTTTTGGGTAATGGTTTAGGGCAAGGCGATTTAGGTTTAATAGCAGGTGGTCCTGGTGGTGGTAAATCATGGGCTTTAATAGCATTAGGTGCAGAAGCAGTCAAACTAGGATACACAGTTATACATTACACTTTAGAATTAAGTGAAAAGTATGTAGGTAGAAGGTATGATGCTTGTTTTTCAGAAATACCAGTAGGAGATATAACTGATTTTAAAGATCAGGTAATTGAAAATTTATCAACCTTACGAGGTGGTCTTTATATCAGAGAATACCCAGCAGGACAAGCAACAGTAAATACTATTCATGCACATTTAGAAAAATGTATTCAACAAGATATTAAACCCGATATGATTATTGTTGATTATGCTGATTTACTTACTTCTAAATCAAGTAAAGAAAAAAGAGACAAACTAGACGACATTTATACTAGTTTACGTGGTTTAGCTACTGAAATGAAGGTTCCTATTTGGACAGCTTCACAAGTAAATAGATCAGGAGCAAGAGAAGATATCATTCAAGGAGACAGAATGGCTGAAAGTTATTCTAAAATGATGATTACTGACTTTGCAATGTCATTAGCTAGAAGTGCCGAAGACAAAGAAAATGGCACTGGTAGATGGCATATTATGAAAAATAGATATGGAGCAGATGGTATAACTTATGACTCAGTTATGGACACTGCAATAGGAAAGATTGAAATAAATATGAGAGGAAATAACAGACCACAACCAAACCAACAGGGAGATTTAAATCCTAGACAACGAGGAAGACTTCAACAAGAATCTAATAATTTCTTTGGGTTTTAGCAGGTTTTGTTTGTATATATTGTACTTATTAACACAAGGGTTTAACCCCTTTTTTTAATCTTAATTTAAATAACAATAATAATGGCGAAAAAAGATATCACAAAAGAAAGAATAGTTTATAAACCATTCGAATATCCAACAGCATTTGACTATTGGTTAAAACAACAACAAGCGCATTGGATTCACACAGAAGTACCTATGATGAGTGATATTAATGATTGGAAGCAAAATTTAAATGAAACCGAAAAGAATATTATTGGTTCTATTTTAAAAGGTTTTGCACAAACTGAAACTGTAGTAAATGATTATTGGACAGGGTTAGTTACAAAATGGTTTCGCAAACCAGAAATTATTGCAATGGCAACTACCTTTGGTGCTATGGAAACAATTCATGCTGAAGCTTACAGTTTATTAAATGAAGAATTAGGTTTAGATGATTTTTCTGAGTTTTTAGAAGATGAAACCACAATGGCTAAAATAGAAACATTAATGGATGCAAGAGATTCGTTTGATGGAGAAGTGGATTGGCACGAGAGAGCTAAGTCACTCGCTATATTTAGTGCATTCACAGAGGGTGTTAATTTATTCAGTTCATTTGCTGTTTTATTATCATTTAAAATGCGTAATAAATTAAAGGGAGTTGGACAAATAGTTGAATGGTCAATCAGAGATGAATCAATGCATTCTGAAGCAGGATGTTGGTTATTTAGAACACTTTTAGAAGAAAAACCAGAACTAAAAACACCAGAATTAGAAGCAGCAATTAATGAAGCAGCTTTACTTTCACTACAATTAGAATTAGATTTTATTGAAAAAGTATATGAAATGGGTGATTTAGAAGGTTGTAGTAAAGATGATTTAGCTCATTTTATAAAAAACAGAGTCAACACAAAATTAGGAGATTTAGGTTATAATCCTATCATAGGGGATGTAGATATGAACGCAGTTGGAAGAATGAAATGGTTTGATCATTTATCAGCTGGAAAACAACACACAGATTTCTTTGCAAATAGAGTAACAAATTATGCGAAAGGAACAATGGAATGGGACGCATCGTCAATATTTTAAAAATACACAATGGATAATAATAGTTTAGTAGCAGATTACTCCCAGTGGGAGAGGGGGAAAGATTTCCCTGAATTTATGGATGAAGTAGCTTTATCAACAATTTCAAAAGGCTATCTTTTACCAGGAGAAACACCTAAAAAAGCATACAGAAGAGTTGCCAATGCAGTAGCATCAAGATTAAATCGCCCAGATTTAGAGTCAAAATTCTTTAAATATATTTGGAATGGTTGGATTGGTTTAGCATCTCCTGTACTTTCAAACACAGGTACAGATAGAGGTTTACCTATTTCTTGTTTTGGTGTTGATACACCTGATTCAATTAGGGGAATTGGTCTAACTAATGCTGAACTAATGAAACTAACAGCCGCAGGAGGTGGAGTTGGTGTTTCTGTTTCAAGGATTAGACCAAGAGGAACAGAAATTAGGGGTAATGGTAAATCAGAAGGTGTAGTACCTTGGTGTAAAATCTATGATTCATCTATTATTGCTACTAACCAAGGTAATGTAAGAAGAGGAGCAGCATCTGTTAATTTAAATGTTAACCACCAAGATATTGAAGAATATTTACAAATTAGAAGACCAAAAGGTGATCCTAACAGACAATGTTTAAATTTACATCAATGTGTTGTTGTTGATGATTCATTTATGAGAAAATTAAATGATAGAGACGAAACAGCAATGAAAATATGGTTAGAAATCCTAAAATCAAGAATGGAAACAGGAGAACCATACATTATGTTTGAAGATAATGTAAATAAAGATAATCCTTTAGCTTACATGATGAATAACCTCAACGTTTCAATGACAAACATTTGTACAGAAATAACACTCCACACAGATGAAGAGCACTCGTTTATATGCTGTTTATCTTCGTTAAATCTCGCGAAATATGACGAGTGGAAGGACACAGATGTTGTTGAAATAGCCACATACTTTTTAGATGGTGTTATGCAAGAATTCATTGATAAAACTAACGGGAAAGAAGCAATGAGACGTACTCATAACCACGCTAAAAAAGGAAGAGCATTAGGTTTAGGTATAATGGGTTGGCATACTTTTTTACAAAAGAAAAATTTACCATTTAATTCAATAGCTTCTACAGCTTGGACTCACACAATAATGTCTAAAATTAAATTAGAAGCTGAAGCAGCAAGCAGACAATTAGCTCAAGAATATGGAGAACCATTGTGGTGTCAAGGAACAGGAATGAGAAATACTCACGTAATGGCTATTGCTCCTACTGTTTCAAATTCTAGAATTGCTGGATGTTCAGCTGGTATTGAACCACAACCAGCTAATGTTTATACATTTAATGGTGCTAAGGGTACATTTATTGTTAAAAACCCTGAATTAGAAAGATTACTAAAAGAAAAAGGTAATAACACAGAAAAAGTTTGGGATCAAATTTTAGCTGATGGTGGTTCTGTTCAGAATTTATCTAATGATGTTTTACCAGAAGAAGATAAAGAAGTATTTTTGACATTCGCTGAAACAAATCAATTAGCTTTAGTTCAACAAGCAGCAATTAGACAAAAATACATTGACCAAACACAATCACTTAATTTAGCATTTTCTCCTACTGATTCTCCTAAATGGATTAATCAAGTACATATGGAAGCATGGAAATTAGGTGTAAAAACATTATATTATTTAAGAACTGATTCTATAATCAAAGGCGACTTAGGCTCTAGAATGGCAGATTGTGTAAGTTGTGATGGGTAAAGAAATTATACAAGTTAATGGAAGATGGTTCCAGGTTTTAAGAAAATTTAAAGAAAATAGAATAAACCTTGATAAGGGAAGTGTAAAAGATTTAAAAACTTTTTTTTATTGTGACTCCCTATTTAAAGCTAAGGGTTTATTATGGATATGTAACGAAATACACGAAGTAGAATATGAAGAAATCGAAAATTGATCCAGATGATTTATTAATTAAAATGGATAATGTTTTTAAAATATTATCTAAAATGGAAAACTTAGAAAATATTGATATGGATATTTTAAAAGAAGAAGCCGATAAATTAAAAAAAGAAATAGAAGAAAAATATTCAGATCATTTGGATCCCGAAGAATAAATTTTTATATAAAAATAAAAATAAAGTTATGTATAGAAGCACAAAGTTATTTGACGGTTTTAGCTGTTGTTTTAGACAATGGAAAGCTGAAACAACACACTGCAGATTCATGCACGGGTATGGAGTATCATTTAGAGTTACATTTGAAGGAGGATTAGATCACCGTAATTGGGTTTGGGATTTTGGTGGAATGAAAAGAGCTAAAACAAAAATAGATGGACTATCCCCAAAAGCATGGATGGATCATATGTTTGACCACACAATAATAGTTGCTGAAGATGATCCCCATAAATTAGATTTTTTAAAAATGGATACATCAGGTGTAGCTCAAGTAAGGGTAGTACCAGCTACGGGAGCCGAAAAATTTGCAGAATATATTTTTCATAAACTAAATAATTTTGTTAAAACAGAAACTCAAGAAAGAGTTATAGTTAAATCTGTAGAATTTATGGAACACAATAAAAATACAGCAATATATTCAGAATAGTATGTTTAAAATCTCACACGAACTTCCATTAAGTATGCTCCCTAAGAGCTTTGAAATTAATGATTATGAATATTGTTTACCCCATCTACTAGATCAAAGTAAAATATATAAAGATCATTTTGAAAAAGCTAAAGAAACAGGCAGTTACATTATAATGGATAATTCGCTTCACGAATTAGGTGAAGCATATGATACAGAAAGATTATTACATTGGGTTGATCATTTAGAACCAGACGAATTTATAGTACCTGATGTTTGGCAAAATAAAGCAAGTACATTAGTTAACGCTAAAAAATGGTTAGATATAGATTTACCTGAAAATACAACCAAAGTAGCAGTAGTACAAGCACAAAATTATGCAGAAGCTTATGAATGTTACCATATCTTAAAAAACCACCACGGTTATAAAAAGATAGCATTTAGTTATGGAGCTGATTGGTACGCTGATGAATTTCCTCACCCAAATCCCTTGGTTGGTAAAATGATGGGTCGTATAATGACTATATCAAAAATGTATAAATCAGGATTAATAAAAGATAGCGATAGAGTTCATTTACTAGGATGTGCTTTACCACAAGAATTTGGCTATTA